AAGTTTATAAATAATGCAATTTCATTTTCGTTAGCTACAGGTTGGTCAAGTGTGTAAGATGTAGTCGCACTTGTAGTAAAGTCTTGCTTAGCAAAACTTGTGTAACTTAATGCTGGTTGGTTTCCAATAAAAGGCATTAATCTCCTATGTACTTATTGCATCTACTGCTGATACCCAAACATCTAAAGATGAAGGTGTGTCAGATATTACTTTTAAAGCATCATTATTTTGAACTACAAATTTAGCACCACCATCAAGAACTTGTAATGCTGAACCCGCAGGAATTGGTGCATCTTTAATTAAGTAAATATCATTAGTACCATCATTAATATATACAGATGCTACTACAGCAGAAGCTGTAACATTTGCAACAGATATTCCTACTACAGTATCGAAACTGTCAGCAGTAAATAATGTTTCAGCAGAAGTGCCTATATTATTAAATGTATATCTTCTAAAGTTTTGTGCCATGTTTACTCCTTATTATAAAGCTATCGCCATTGCAATAGCAAATCCATTGGTTGCTAAATTGGAAGTATCAGTAGCTTCAATGTTTGTCCACGCACTTCCATTATAAAATTTTAATCTATTATCAGTAGAATTATAAAATAAATCACCTTCATCTAAAGATGAAACAGGATTTGTACTACCAATTCTATAAATATTTGCAAATGAATTAACAGATACAATATTACTAGCTACAGTTCCAATATTGTTAGATCCAGATAAATCAGTTGCTACAGTACCTATAGTATTACTACCAGTAAGATCTGTTGCTACTGTTCCAATGTTATTAGAACCAGATAAATCTGATGCAACAGTTCCAATTGTATTAGATCCACTAAGATCATTAACAATAGTTGTTATATTTGCATTAGCTCCAGCAACAGTAGAAATATTATTAGTTGGAGATATTTGACCAGCAACTAAAGTTATATTAGCAATATTTGTAGCATTACCAACTGTATTTACATCTGTAATATTATTAGCAACTGTATCAATTTCAGAAACAGCTTCATTTAAATCATCGGCTACAGTTTCTACTTCTGATATAGCTTCATTAAGATCGTTAGCTACCGTTATTACATCAGCAATATTTGTTGCTACCGTATTTACTGAAGCAATATTTGTAGCAACAGTACCAATATCTGTTGCATCATTTGCAACTGCTGTAACATTAGCAGCTATACCACTAACTGTAGTTACATCATTAGCTATTCCTGCAATTGTAATAATATCAGTTATGTCTTGAGCAAACTCTAATCCTGTACCTGCACTATTAACAGATAAAACTTTATTAGCAGATAAGTTTGGAAATGTAATATTAAATGTATTTGAAGTGGTAGCAGCAGCTTTTGGAGAGAATTTTAAATCTCTTTCTAGCTGTTGACACATAGCTATAATTTTATCTAGTTCATCATTTAATGAATTAATTTGAAAAGCACCAGATGTTGGAAAGTCAGTAGATCTAGCAATTGCTAAATCTCTATAAATAGTAATTACATCATTAAGAGTAGCCCCACTCCCCCCTAATGTTATTGATCCACCACCAGAAACTCCTGCTCCAGATACCGAATATTGAGAAGCAGTCGATGGTGATGCATTATAAGTTAATTGTGTAGTTCCATTAAAAACTTTAATATCTGCATTTGTAAAAAATTCAAATGGTACAGAAAAACTTGTTTGACCTGCTGTTGCAGTATATTGAACTCGTGGTTCTGTATCTGAAATAGTAATTGCCATTAATGTAATCCTTTTTGAATATCGTCAAATAACCAATCAAGATACCATACATTTTGAAATGGTATTAACCTACGCACATTTTTTGCAGTGTGATGGTTATATTGATTTCCACCAACATCATACAAGATGTTAAATATATTATAAATTTGTCCTCCAGTTGGGCCAAACATTGTTCCTGCTTTCCATCTATTAGAAGAAGCAAAAGGTTTATTTTCACCTAATGCTGGACTAATTCCAATTCTGTTATCTGTTAATGTTTCAATTGCTTTATTTATATCTGTATAAATACCTGCTAATCCAGATCTATCGAAAGCATTAAGTAATTTAGTTGTTAATGATTGTTTTGAATAATCTCTACCAAATCTAAATTCAGTATAAATTTTATCTATTAACATACCTGATCCCATTAACAATATAGAACCAAATAAAAAATCTAAATCTTTTTCTTGCATACCTCTTAATAACATTCTTTGAGTTGCTGCTATAGCAAATTTTTTAAATTGAGCAAATGTTGAACCTAATTCAGTACTCATCCATAATGGAGTATCTCCTAATCCTGGAGTAACAATTGTTATATTTATATCTTTATTAAGAGCTGCACCAAAAGCATCTACTGCAGCTTCATCTTCCCATTTAGCAGTATTTGCCATAAAATTATGTTTAGTTTTTTCACCATGTTTTTCAAATTGAACAGCTATTCTTCTAGCCATATCTTGATCTATACCAGAAGATGATAATGCTGTTTTCCATTTGTCTGTTAAAGAACCTTTAGTCCATTTAATAGAATCTTCAATAATTCTAGAACCAATAGTAACAGATGCCATTGATTTAGCCATTTCTGTCCATCTTGACATAAGGTTTACATACATAAAATTAAATGCTGATGCTTTTCCAACACTACTTTCTAATTTAGAAGCTAAACCAAACATATCTCCTACATCAGCAAATAACATAGCTCTTTGACCTGTAATCATATCAACAGCTTCACCAAAAGATTGAGCTTCTTTTTTACCCATTTTTAATATTGTTCCACCATCTAAAAAATCAGAAAACATTTCAAACTGTGTTTTAAATCCACGTTTAATTCCAGAAGTCATAATAGTTCTAGCAACATCTGGTATTGCTGCTGCAAATCCAGTTAACATTGTTAATGCATTATAATGTTTAGCTGTTCTCATTGCTACCGAAGACCATGCATGAGGATTAGAAGGTAATCCGTAAGTACCTCTAATTAATTCTATAGAAGCTTCAAGATCACTTAATACTTGATCTCTTTCTTTAATAACTGCAGCTCTTTCTTTAGAACCTCTTTTTAAAGTTGCAAGTTTATAGTTATATTCATTAGCTACTGTCATTAAACCAGGATTAAATCCAGACATTTCTCCATCTTCAATAAATTTAACACCTAATCCATTAGGATCTCCATATTTTCTTGTAATAAGAATATCTGGTATTATTTGTCTTGCATAAGTTTTTTGTAATGCAAATATATCACTCATAATAAATCCAGAATCAAGCAATTCTATTTGAGCTTGTCTATCTAAATTTAATTCTCTTGCTCTTACAGCTCTAGCATATCTTGGTCTATTAAATGCATATCTTTCTGTAAGATCGCCAATAGTTTTTTCAAATCTAACAAATGGAAAATGTCCAGATAAATCTTTAACTAATTGATTTAATTTTGATTCATTAATTAATATACCTGCTCTTTGAAAATGTCCTTTAATAATTTCTTTAAATTTATCAGGATTTTTCTCAATAGCATTTTTAACATAAATAATATTAATATAATCATTAACGCCTCTAGTTTTGACATTTTTTAATCTTTGATTTAATTCATCAATTGTTTTTTCAATTCTAGAAATGTTATATGTTTCTTGTACACCATCAACTTTAGAAGTGTATGTTACAGATGTTTCTCCTTTTTTTTTCATTGATTTTAATTGAGATTCCCAAAATCTTAATTCAGAAATAATAGGCATTTCTCTAATTTTTAATTGTTGTATTTGTTCAAATAATGGGCCATATACATGTTTTTGTGTATGTCTAGCAGCAGCAGCTATTTCTGGTATATCATGAGAAAAACCATTTAATCTAGCTTTAGTTACTTCATGGCTAAATTGATCTAATGATAATCTATCCATTAAACCGGGTTTAGTATCTTTAGATAATTTATTATGTAGTGCTAATCCTAAATTTGTACTAGGAACTTTTTCTACTCCTTGGATTCTTTTAATATAATTAATATATTCATCTTTAACTAATTTATGTGATTCA